TGATACGAATTGGTAAGAAAATACTTGAAGGACTTGTTCTAGCAGGGGTAGTAACCTTTCTGGGACTTGTATTCCTGTTTGAGATATTAGATTTGTTTATAGTGCGACCAATATATCAGAAATTGTTTAAAAGGAAAAAACCGCGTCGTACCCCGCGTAGGGTCTCTAAATAATTCGGAAGACTATGTTTAATCTTGGTATGGATACTCTAGAGGGAAAGTTCGTAATAAAAGACGAGGGTAAACTCCTCGAATTCGATAGGTGTGGTGACCTTCCCGATACGTTTGATCACCTTATATCATTTGAACCAACGGTTCCACCCGAACCTCATAGTGTTAATGATCATGTCGAAATGAGCAAATGGTCAGAATACTTACAAGAACTTGTTAAAAGAGAAAGGAAGTAATGGCAATAACATGCAATGGAATAGCAGCAGGAGGTATACCTCTTCTAACAGATATTACCAATAGCACCTTTGCTATTAATGAGACGTTAACACTCAGTGCAACAGCAGGGGATGTCATTACAAGTTCTTCTATATCATTTCAAAATCCTGCAGATTTAGATGGTCAACTAAACATAACTTTTGGTAACCAAGGTGGAACTGGTCCTATCACAGTTACAGGAAATTGGGACGATCCATTTAGTGATCAGTTTACATATGTTGAGAAAGGCACAGATCCATCACTCTATCCTAAGACTCCTGTAACGGTAACTCAGGTTGGTAACATGCCTTCTGATAAGTTAATGTACAACCTCAATCAAGATAGTTCTGAATTTGTTACTAAAGGTCTTTTTCTGACAGTAGTATATGAAGATATAAATGGTGTGGCACAACCCAACGCAAATTTCTATCCCGAAGTGAAGCTATATAATTCATATGAACGAATACGTTCTTTTATTTCAAATTACTATACGTAAGATGCCCGCAGTTACAAGAGTAGGAGACGCAGACGCTGCCCATTGCACTGGAATGTCCAGAGCACAGGGTAGTCCTAATGTCTTTTGTAATGGTATTCCTATCTCTCGACAAGGAGATAAGAATACTACACACTTATTACCAGGCGTTCCATGTCCACCCCACTCTGCTGCAATAGCAAGTGGTAGTAGCACAGTCTTTGTAAATGGCAAAGGATGTGGTAGAGTAGGAGATGGAATATCAGGTTGCACATCTGTGGCAGCAGGATCATCAAACGTATTTGCAGGATAATTTATGGCAACTCGATTTAATAATGGTCTCCCAACAGTGGAGACAAAACCTAAGAAGTCAGCACAGGGTCGTGGACAACACACGAAGTACAGTGCTACATCAAGAAACAAAGCAAAGAAGAGGTATCGTGGCCAAGGCAAATAGAATCGTAGATGGTAAAAGGAATGCTAACATTCCTGTAGATATGTCAGATCATTTCTATGATCATGGCAATGAATATTGCAGATATCTAATTACAGACCCACGTTCTGACAGAAAACCTAAAAAAGACGTATAAATAACTTATTGAAGGATAGTATACGTTCGAGATGTCTTTGATATCGAAATCTTTTAAAGATTTCTCTTTAACATTTGAAAAGAATGCAGTTACCAACGATATTTTGGCACTGAAGAACGAGGCTGCGATTAAGGAAGCAGTTAAGAATATTGTTCTCTACAATTTTTATGAAAAACCATTCAATCCTTTCTTCGGTGGGAATATAATTGGTCTATTATTTGAAAACTCTACACCCACAATGGCATTAGAGGTTAAGAATAGAATAGAGCAGTCAATTGAGATATATGAACCTAGAGTTACAGCAGTTTCTGTAGATGTAGACTTTGAACCAGATCGAAATGAACTGAATTGTCAAATTAATTATTTGATATTAGGAATAAATCCTAAATTTGATGATGTTAGTGTAATCTTTAAACCATAATGGCATTTAATCAAGTTAATGCCCTTGAATTCAACGAGATCAAGGCACAAATCAAAGAGTATTTGAAATCACAGTCGCAATTTAGCGATTATGACTTTGAGGGATCGTCTTTGACTGTCCTTATTGACTCATTAGCGTACAATACTTACTATACAAGTGTAAATGCGAACCTTGCAGTTAACGAAGGGTTCCTAGAAACGGCAGTTTTACGAGAAAACGTTGTAAAACTTGCTAGGATGATTGGTTACACACCTTCATCTGCTAAATCTGCACGTACTACAGTTAATATTGCAGTTCAGACTCCGTTTCCATATCCACAATCAGTTACAATCGGTGCAGGATTGGTTCTAAACTTTACAGGATTGGATAATAACAACTTTGTTTTCTCAATTCCAACTGATACATCACAATCTGTAGACAGTTTAACAGGTATTGCTACATTTTCTAATCAAGTTTTATTTGAAGGATTATATTTAACAGACACTTTTGTAAAAGATACATCACAGAGACAGAGATTCATACTTACTAATGACAGAGTTGATACATCTAGTATGATTGTAGAGGTAACTTCTGGTACAATTACAGAGAAATATCTACAAGCTACTGACATTACTAAGATTGATTCTACTTCTAAGGTGTTTTTCTTAGAGGAGAGTGAGTATCAGATACCAGAAATACTATTTGGTGATGATATTATAGGTAAAGCACTCACAAATGGAGATGTTGTTACTGTAAAATATACAACTTCTGCAGGATCTGGAGCAAATGGACTAAAAGTATTTGAGAATATTGGAACATACCGCGATAATTTAGGTAATGGTATCACTTCTGGTATCACAATTACCACAGTTTCGTTCCCAGATGGCGGTGCAGAACCAGAATCTACGGAAGCAATCAAATTTTCTGCTCCAAAATTCTATTCTGCGTTCGGAAGAGCAGTTTCGACACGGGATTATGAAGCAATCATACCCCAAATCTACCCAAACGTGTCATCCATAGCATGTTATGGTGGAGAAGAAGCGGAACCTCCCGAATTTGGCAAGGTATTTTTAGCAATCAAACCAAAAAATGCTGATAAATTATCACTTTCAGAGAAAAACTCTGTTTTAAAGAAGCTCAGAGAGTATTCTATTGCTGCAATTCAACCAACAATCATTGATCCATCTATACTTTACATAGATTTGGTTAGTTTTGTATACTACAATCCAAATATTACACGTAAAACACCAGCTGAAGTTAAGAATTTAGTGATCACTACATTAACTGCACTCAATTCTGGTGCGGAATTTAATAAATTTGGTGGAAAGTTCAAGTATTCTAAGGTACAAAACATAATTGATGACGCAGAGAGGTCGATTACGTCTAACATTACACGTGTGACCATGAGAAAGAACATTACTGTTGATCTAAACACTCGTGTTAACTACAAAATTTGTTATGGTAACAGAATTAATCAACAAACTTCGACATCTCCTTCTATTGGGTCTAGTGGATTCAAGATTGTAGGTGACGATGTTAACACTTACTATCTAAATGACGATGGTACAGGTACATTACGTTTATATTACGTCAAAGGAACTGGTGAGTTTGAATACATTGATGGATTGTGGGGATCTGTAGATTATGATATGGGCGAAGTTACAATTAACGACTTAATTATTCAGTCTACTAGTGTAACAAATAATACATTACAAATAAACGCTACACCTAAGTCAAATGATCTTGTTTCTCTCAGAGAAACTTATATTACTATGGGTATAGATAACTCAGTCATTACTGTAGTAGAAGATACTATCAGTAGCGGTTCAAATCTATCTGGAACAGGAGTAATTCCAGAATCTAGCTATTAATCAATATGACCAATAGTTCTTGGAGAGTTGGCTCGTGGACAACACCTACCACGACGGTATCACAACCACCTGTACCGTCAGAAGTTAGTGCAGAGTCCAGATCCAAAATATCAACTAGCATATCAGGACAATTCCCTCAATTTATTAGGGAACAGTTTCCTACGTTTATTGATTTTGTCAAAGAATACTATAAGTCACAAGAATTAAAAGGATATTGCTTCGATATAATTCAAAACTGGTCGGATTATTATAATATTGACAATTATGGGGACTTAGTTACTACTACAACACTAATTTCTGCTGTTACAACGTCTTCTACAACGATTGACGTTGCATCTACTCGTGATTTTCCTGATGAAGGTCTATTATTGGTTGATGATGAGATAATTTACTATCAAAGTAAGGGAGCAACCCTATTTCAGACTTGTGCAAGAGGATTTAACGCTGTAAAAGCGGTTGGAGTAGAGTCTGAGTATAAATTTGAGTCTACAACTGCTGCAACACACACTTTAGGCACTGAAGTTGTTAATTTAAACAATATTTTCCCACTCTACATGCTTGGGAAGTTTAAAGAACAGTTCTTATCAACATTTCCAAAGAATTTTGCAACTGGAGTAACAGAAAGTACTGTAATTAAGAGAATAAAAGATTTCTACTCTTCAAAAGGAACAAGTAGGTCATTCCAGTTTGTCTTAAGGACATTATTTGGTGTTGAGTCTCAAGTGTCTTACCCAAGAGACAGAATCTTCAAACCATCTGATGCATATTACACTTCTAGAGAAGTAATCCGTGCAGTTGCGGTTTCTGGCAACCCAACTGAACTTGTTGGAGAAGTATTGTACCAAGAAGCGGATGCAAATGACCCAAATGTAGATTTTGCAAGAATTTACGTAAAAGGAGTCGTAGAAGTCTTTACAGAGAACGGAATAATCTATGAAATTGACGTAGATACTAATAATGCACTTGGAACGTTCGTAACTCCGTATAAAACTGTTCTAGCAGAAGATTTAGGTGCTAGTTTAACAGATACTACGGTTACAGTCGATTCTACACTTGGATGGCCAGAAACAGACGGTAGATTTAGGGTAGAAGACGAAATAATCAGTTATACCGATAAAACAGTTACACAATTCCTTGGATGTAGTCGTGCAAGAGAAAGTACAAGTAATGTAGCACATGATGCAGGACAGGAAGTGTTTGCTGCGTTTAAAATCTATGGTAACTCCAATGTTGATGGTTCAGAGATACAATTAAAGATATTTGGTGGTACTAGAGGTGTTACACTTGCAAGTGGTGGAAAATACTACTTACCAGACTCAAAAGTCACTACACCGACTGCACCTGGTTTTGACAGTCTAGATCCTATATGGGATTCATTTATATACAATGTTAGACGTGCCCTCAGAGGCGACTCAGCGACCCTAGGAGCGACTGGAGCAGATGGATCGGTTAGATGCACCGTTGTGACCAAAGAGAAGCATAGATTGGTCAGAAACGACTCTGTAAGAATATTAAATGCTCCAGAGGACATTTACAACAATAGTCACACCGTAGTTGGTATTGTTGATGAGTTTACATTTGAGTTTATCTTTTCAACACGTCCTGCGTTTGGTATTTCTGGATTTGAGTTTTATATTGCTAGAGAATTTGCTTTTGGATCAAGTGATGATAATTCTATTAATATTGCAATCTCAGGAACTACTGGAGACATACAAAACACTTATAAGTCAACTACTGATGCAATAGTCGCTAGTACAGGTATACCAACACATAAGATAGGACCTTTTGCTACTTCTGATCTAGATCCTGGTAACCAGAGATATTTGAAGCGTATTCCTCTTACACCAAGTATTAAATCAACAAAAACTGCAACTCCCATTGGTCAAATCGGTATTGGAGCAAATGGAGTCCCATTATTCTCATATAAGTCTGAAAGTAAGAAAAAGTATGGTGGTTTAAAATCTATTGAAAGAATAAGTGGTGGATCTGGTTATGATATCACAAACCCTCCTACTGTAGAGTTTGAACCAGAATATAAGTTAGATACAGTATATGCAGGATTAACTAGAGTCACATATAACGGAAATAGATATCAAGCACTGAATGCGGGTAGATCTTCCGCATCAGCATACCCAGTACATACAGCAGGAAATGCAACTGTGGGAACTGTTGATTGGTTATATGAAGGAAACTCCGCAACTGCAGGAGTTGTTATCACAGGTTCCGTAACTGCTATCAACGTTACTAACGGTGGAAGCGGATATACTACGCAACCAATCGTTTCTATCGTAGGTGGAGGAGCAACAAGCGGAAACCAAGCGTTTGCTACCGCACAAATTACGGACGGTTCCGTAACTGGTGTCAATATTACAAATGGTGGTGCGGGATATACAAGCGTTCCTACTATATCAATATCTGGTGGTGGCGGAACTGGTGCAACTGCAACTGCAGTTTGCAGAGGTCCTGTAGATACTATTTCAATTAATAATGCGGGATCGCAGTATACTTACGAACCAACTGTCAATCTAATCAGTGGTAGTGGTGCTGTTGCGTATCCATCAATATTAAACGGAAAGATAGAAAGTATTATTGTTACATTTGGTGGTAGTGCATACTTCGGTCCTCCTGACGTTATAATCACTGGGGATGGTATTGGTGCGACTGCATTTGCTACAGTTGACTTGAGTACAAACATTGTTACTGGTATTACTGTATCAAGTAAAGGTATTGGGTATACAGCGGGTGCTACACGTATTGATATTGTATATCCTGGTTCTGGTGCGATATTCCAAACTAAACTTACAGAACTATCTGTAAACGAAGCAGCAACAGGAAATGAACTAGGCAGTAATACATTTGTATCACCCAAGACTACAGATATCTTTGGTGGAGCTTCATTCCAAGGTGAGAACTATTTGATATATGGTGGAGAGTATGGATATCTTTATAATCCAAAACAAGTAAGATTTCTACTTAAGGATAGTATTGGTCTTGATACTAACGATACACTACAGGAATTACCTCCTACTGTACACTCACCTATTATTGGTTGGGCATATGATGGACACCCCATTTACGGACCTTACGGATATGAGGATCCAGAGAACACCGCACCCTTTAATGAATACAAACGTATTAGAAGTAGTTACAGAGTAAAGACATCTAGAGATGCTCTTCTAAGCGGTCTTGCAGACCCTCTAGGGACTTATATTGAAGATTATGAGTATGTGGAAGGTTTAGGTGATTTAGACCGTTATAATGGCAGATTCTGCGTAACTCCAGAATATCCAAATGGAGTATACGCTTATTTTACAACTATTACAGGAACTACAGGATATCCTGCGTTTCCATACTTTATCGGTGATGAGTTTTATGGAGAAGCGGATTCTGTTAACTGGAACGGTAATGGACTACAGAAAAACTTTACAGAAGACGCAATACGTTACAGAGCTCCATATGTGGGTGTAGATAACATTACCGCAAAGAGAAAACCATTAGATAACAAAATTGACTTCTTCCTAGCATTGGAAGACAGTACAACGTTGATTGTCATGGAAACAGGTGAAACTCTTACATACATTGAAGATGGTATTGGATATTATAGTTACTACCCATTTATCAGAGGTGGTGTTGCAGATTCTCTAGTAGTATCATCAACAAATAAATTTTCTTCAGCTGGTATTGACCAATACCTTGTAGAGGGTGGTGGTAAAGAATATAAAGTTAACGATAGACTTTCATTCGATAATACTGGAACTGGTGGAGATGGTGTTAGTGCTATCGTATCTCAGGTAGAAGGTGTAACCGTAACTGGACTTAACTTAGTATACGCACTTACCTCTGCTGACGGTAATAATCTATACTATGGTCAACTTGTCTGCTCTACTCCGCACTTCCTACAAGTTGGTGATAGTGTTACTGTTTCCGCAACAGATAATTCTTACACTAGAACATTTACAAGTAAGATTATCAATGGTAACTATCATTTTAGTTACTTTACTCTTACAAGTATGAAGTTATTAGATGCTTGGGCACAATCAACCGCATACACAACAGGTGATTTAGTATATGTCAATAATAGAGTTTATGAAGCTCAGCATCCTGCAGGAACATCTGGTACAACATCTCTTACACACACTTCTGGTACAGCATCAGACGGAACCGTGTCATGGAAGTATATAAGAACACGTACAGATGGTAATTTATTCCAAGATGGTTGGGCAAGCATTACAGGTGGATCAGGTTACGCAAATGGCACATACACAAATGTCCCATTAACAACTACTGGAGATGGTCTAACTGCTAAGGCAACTATAGTTGTTGCGGGTAATGCTGTAGCAAGTGTCACTATTACAGAGTTTGGATATGGATATGATATTGGAGATGAAATAGGTGCAGATGACGTTAACTTAGGTAATAGTGGTGGTTCTGGATTTACAATAACACTAACTCAAGTTCAAAGAGAATCTCAGTGTATTACATCTGCAGCACATCAACTTAAGGCAGGAGATCTTATTAGTATTTCTGGTGTTACCCCTACTGCTTATAATAAAGTAAATTACATTGTTGTTAGAACTGAGACCCTTAATAGATTTACTGTTAAGAGGAATTTTGCTACAACCACTGTAGCAAATGTTACAACAGGCAATAGTGGTAGTGCAGCAGACATTTTTGTCAAAGAACCAAATCTATCTTTGATAGATGGTCACTCATATATTTTTGACACATCAGATTCAAGTAATACAGGTAAAGTGTTGTCATTTACTCTTGATCCTGACAATACAGATATATTCACATATAAAAACACAATTGATGAAGTTAGAGATACAGTAACAAACGAACAAAACTCAATAACAATTAAAATGACAGAATTACCTGGCATTTTCTATTATCATGATGTAAAATACGAACCAAGTGCAACTCCAAATACTTTTACAGTTACTGTTGCAGCAAAAACCACTGCTCACCCTCTTTACAACTATGGGTCTAGTAATGGTTACTATATTAGTGGTGGTGGCAAATATACTACAGCAGAGTCCCCATCACTCTCAATGTCTCGTGGAGTAACTTATACATTTAATCAAAATGCAACAAGTAATGCTACACATCCAATTTATTTCTCTACAAGTGAGGATGCTTATGGTGGTACATTAAGGTATGAAGAAGGTGTTGTATACAGAATAAACGGTGATGTTGTAACATACTCAGAATATATCTCTGGATTCTCTGCAGCAACATCTCGTAGTGTTGAGATTACACCTCCAGTTACTGCTCCAGATACACTGCATTATGTTTGTGGAAATCACCTTGCTATGGGTAATGCAATTACCGTTAACAGTAATGTAACAAATAGTAGATACTTTAGTGTCATTAATGACCCAATACTAGGAACACACAGTATAACTAGCAAAACTGATAATAACGCTGTATACTTAATTGCAACTGCACCTGAGAGTGGATATAGTACAGGTGTATCATACTCTACTAATTCCATATATCCATCTGGAGGAGTTGCAACCATAACAATTGGTGACTCTGGTAGAAATTATCAATCCTTACCAAAATTAAGTGGATCTACTAGATCTGGATCTGGTGCAACTGCTATTGCAACTATTTCTGGTGGATTGTCAAATGTTTCAGTATCAAACTCTGGTTCTGGGTATAATCAAGCAGATTTGCCTACTTGCGTTGTTACAATGCCTGACTTTATAGACATCACTCTAGAAAATGTATTAGGTAACTTTATAAAAGATGAAATTATTATCGGTAAGGCAATTCAAGATAACAGTACTGCTAGAGGTAAAGTTATCTCATGGAATCCAATTACCTCTGTATTGAGACTACAACCATTACGTAATACAAGAACTGGTGCGGGTCAGAAAGGATATTTGATGTTTAATGATGGTAAGAAATATAATATCAACCCATCCCAAATTGATGCAGTTGGATATGCTGATGAATTCAATTTCCCTGCACATAATGCATTTACTGGAGATCCAGTCTTATATGTCGCAGCACAAACCAATCCTGTTAGTAACCTAATAGTAGGACAAACATACTATATTATTAATATAGGAGATGGTGATAGAGTTAAGTTAGCAGAAACACCACAATTTGCAGAGGTGGGTACAGCAATAACTATAACCAATTCTGGAACTGGTACACAAGAATTCAACATTAGGTCTAAAGTGTATACAGGTGGTAACTCTGTTGCAACAATTAGTTCTATATCTGGAATACAAGCAGTGGTTGCTGCAGCAGTCTCTGGTGCGGGTCAAGTAAGTGAGGTAACTATTACTACAGCAGGAACTAATTATAGAACTGCTCCATCTGTATTATTTGATGATCCTTATTATGGCACAATCTCAACTGTCTCAATTCAGTCTCAATCTGCGACAAACTATGGAGTTAGTCAAACATACACAGGTGTTACACAAAAATCTATAGCAGGAACCAGTGCAACTGGTGCGACATTTACTATTGTCACTGACGGAAATGGAACTGTTGAGTCTGTTACTGTGACTGCGGGTGGAACTGCGTACAACATTGCTGATGATATAACAATATCTGGAGCAGACCTAGGTGGTAGTGATACTACACATGATATGGTTCTTGATATCGCTACAATGACATATAGTAACCCCGCTACAACAGAAACTTTACTAGATGCTGCTATTGACTCAGTAACTGTAACCAACTCTGGATCAGGTTACCTGTCTGCACCTACTATCACTGCTCAGGGTGGTAATGGTATTAACGCTGCGTTAGATGCCCTAATAACAAATGAAGGTGTATCTGTAATTAATGTTGGAGCAGCTGGTCAGCAATATCAAAGTGCTCCTTTAATTAACATAGAACAGAAAGTAGGAACTGGTGCATCTGTACTACTTAAGTCATCTGATATGGGAGAGATACTTAAGATTGGTGGTGATAATATTACATTCAACTATAGTCATGATAGAACATTAAAACCAAAATTAAATACAACATATAATTTACAATTAGTCAGAACTCAAATTATTGATTACCTTGATGTGGTAGATGGTGGGCAAAATTTTGTTGCAACACCTGAGATTCTTTTAGTTGGTGGTCAGGGATCTTTATTTAACTTAGATCCAATAATTCAGAATGAAATTATACAATCAGTTGAAGTTTCTAATGCGGGTAGAGGATTTACATCTGCACCTACTGTACAGGCAAGAGTAAGTCATAGTTTTGTTCCTCTTAACTCTAACAGCACATTAAACTTCCCATATAACGCAAAAATACCAACAGGAACCAAAGTTACTCTTGTAGCATCTGCGGGTCAACTTCCTGCACCATTATTAGAAAATACAACATATTATGCGGTTGCAGCAACTATTGCAAACGGACTAGCAAGTAATCAGATCAAACTTGCAACCACTCTTGCTAATTCCAATACTGAGACTACTATTGCATTTACAAGCAATCCAGTAGGAGATCCTACTACAGGACAAACAATATTTACATTACAAACTACAGATTTGGGTGATAATATTATTGCATACATGAAACCCGCTACTTTCTCTATTGGAGAGAGAATATATCAAGGTGCATCTACATCATCATATACTGCATACGGATTTATTAAAAATTGGGATGCATCTGGACGTGTTGTTAGTGTAGAACTTGTAGAAGGTGATTTTGTAATTGGTGAACCTGTATTTGGTGAAGAGTCTGCAGCATTTGGTCAAATTCATGCATTCAGTAGAGCAGATGCAGAATTTGTAGTATCACCTGTAAGTACATCTGCTGCAACATGGGAAAGAACAACTGGATTCTTAGATCTTAACGAACAGCGTGTTTATGACAGTAATAGGTTCCAAGAATTCTCATATGACATCTCATCATCAGTCAATATTACAGAATGGAAAAATCCACTTAAATTTGCTGCTCATCCTGCAGGATTTAAAGTTGTTGGTACACAAGTATTATTACAATCTGTCAAAAAAGAGTATAGACCAAGATCTACTGTTAACTTAAGTCCTAGTGCTGATTATGATTGGTGGACATCAAATACAAATAGTGTTGGAACTACATTTAATGGATTTACAAGCATAACACCAAAACCATCTGCTAAGAACACTGGTAAGTTAGCAACTATTAATAACTTTGCATTAGCAAAACCAGATTATACTGCTTTTGTTCCTACAGAAGTTTCTATCTACGGAAAACAGTTATTAGACGTTCAGAAGATATTATCTTGTATTGCATATAAGATGGATGATATTAGTGATAGAACATTAACATTTGATGGATCTAGTTCTGCTGTAGTAGACGGAGCAACAGATAGAATTACTATTACTAATCATGGTCTAGTAGCAAATCAATTGGTAACTTATAAGTCTGGTGGAGATAGATTCCTAGATGCTAGAGATTTAATTATTAATAATATTGATTATATCGTTGAAGAGACTATTGGTTTCTTAAATGTACAATATCCAACATTAACATACAATTCGGCAACTTGTGCAAGAGATACAAGAATGGTAATTGCCTCATGGACAAATGATCTTAAGTATGGTGGTAACTATTTTACTATAACCGCTGCAGATTCTTACACAGATGGTGGGGCAGTGCAACACGTTGCGGGTGAAGAAGCAGAAACAATATATGCATTTAACAAAGCAAGAGATCTATGTCTTTTAGCAGTTACTAATGATCTTCCTGTAGGAACATATACAACTATAGTTCCACAAACAGATTTAAGTATTACAAATGATGCAGGAGGATGTGCAGACGTTAAGAGTGCCATTACAACTCTAGCAGGAATAGTAACAGGTGCTATTTCTAGTCCTTCAGCTGCATTACCTACTACTGACGTTGGTAACTATCCAAATAACAGATATGCAACACCTATAGGTGGATTGACAAATGATAGTCAGTATTATGTCAGATATGTAGATGCTAATACAATTGAACTATCTGCAAGTCTTAGTGGTAGTGCAATTGATTTAACATCACAAGGAGCAGGAGTTGGACATTCTCTAAGATGCTTTGTAGACGGTACTAATGATTCATTTAAGTTGAGAGTTGGTGGTATAGATCTTGATACTAAACTTGGGAAAACTGCAGCAACATCACAATTGATGCTCTCAGTTAACGGTCTTATTGCGAATCCTGCAACATATAGTTTAGCAAACGATATTGTAACATTTGTTACACCTCCACTAGCAAATAGTAAGATTATTGGAATGTATTATGATCGTTCAACTTACAGTAGTTCATTTGTATTAGATCAGATTGGAGATGAGATAAAAACATTTGGTACAGGTTATTCTGGACTAGGAACTCATACATTTGTAAGTGGTGTCACAAATGCGATACAGGTAACAGGTGGTTCTCAATTCACAGCACAGACTGGAACTTCTTATACACCTAGTACAGGTTTACTAGTCATAGACATCGGCACTCATAGTCTTACTACAAGTAATACAATCGTTATTGCAGATGGTGGTATTACGTTTACTTGTGATGCAGATAACCATGCTTCTAACCATGCTTATCCAAGATCAGGAGATCCTGCATCTGGCAAAACCCTTGCTATCACTGCAGTTGCAGGAG